ATCAAAATACATTCCAGAACTATCGCAAGAAAGCAATGTTGAACTGTTGGATGTATCAAATGGTATCAATATTTCTCCTGAGACAAAGTCTCTAACTCTGTAATACATCTTATGAAATATCTGGCTTTTCTTTTCATAGGGTGTTTTTCTTAATACAACTTCCCTACTTTTCTGCTCTGCATAGACTCTGATTCTAGCTGTTTCTGTTGCTTTATACCTGTCAGCGAGATTGGTTGTAACAACATGGTAGCTTGTCTGGTTTAAGTCTATTGCAAACGTGCTCGGCCTATTTATAGTAATCGATGATGATAGAAATGATTTTGTGCCGTCTGTTGTGGCCCATATTTCTTCAAACTCTATGCTGCCTGTAGACTGAACATGATTGTACAATGCGCCAAAGCTTGATATTGCAAATGAAGCGGAATATAAGCCTGTAACTCTATTTGTACCTCTCAAAACTTGAGATACATTAAATGTTCTATAAAAGCTTCCTGTCTGTATTTTTAGCAACAAGCAGTTTCCACCTGTTGCTGCGGAGCCGTCCGCGGCCTTAACTATATTTGTCAATTCATTTCTAACAATATTGCTTAAGTACAGCGAGCCTGTTCTATTGAAAATAAAATCTTCGTGATTATCTTGTATCGAATCATTAAATTTTATAATCAGTTTAGGGCGAATACTAGTATTTGCACTATTTCTAGAAGCAAACCTCTTAACAAAGTATGAGTATGAATCCTGCTCATATGACCCAGAAAATGCTATTAAGAATCCCTTGTCTTGTATAAGATTTTTCACAGAAGCAGAAACTACCTTAGTGACATCTATTTCTAGATCTTCATCGCCTGATTCAAACGTTTGTTCAAATGACAAAGTTTCTGCTGTACCGCCATTTCCAAGAATTGTTCCGCTTATTATCACGTCAATTGTTGAGGCATCAGCAAGACTTCCTGATTTTGTAGCGCCTGAAGCTGCCCACAAGTCTACAACGCCATTTGTAACTGACGCAGTAACAAAGTTTGTACTATCCAGGTCACTATAGTTGACAATATCAAAGCCGGAACCTTCATCAAAATTTCTTGCAAGAGGAAAAGCTATACACTTAAAATTGTTCGGCGTTGTCTGCCCGCCATAGACATCATGAAGCTTTATTGAAGCCATAAATGAGTCATCTGTTATGTCTATACTTCCATCATCATGTAATTTTTTTACTTCATTTAGATCGAATTTTACTAATATTCTAGATAATTCAATTGGGTTTGTCGAGCCTGTTAGCGTGGCTTCACCATAAAGTTTAAAAAGATCTAGTGTACCTGCTTGACCGGTGTTGGCATCTGTTGCTCTATATCTATTATTGATAATCCTATCAGTGATGTATGTGTCTTTACTAGCAGATATTATTTTATACATCTCACTTCACCCGCCCTTTTATATCATCATCTGGATATTTTACTTCAAACATGCTGCCAGGTGGAGGATACAGTATTCCTCTGTCTTTGTATCTAAAGGGATCATATGACTCATCTGAATAATTGTTTGCTCCGACATGGCCTGATAGATTAACAATATTCATGGATAGCATACTAACAACACCTGCAGTGTTTAAAATTATATTTTGAAGTTCACTTAACATGATTGGCTGATCAATTTGAAAGTTTCTAATATCAAAGTATGATTGTAGCTTGAAATTAACCGACTGCAAAACAATTGACGTGTTAAACTTTGGATCACAAGATAGACCATAGTTAATGCCAATATTAATTATTTTACCATCGACAATGTCGATTGCATCAGTTATTAGTCTATAGTTTTCTAAAAATATGCTTAGATTTTCTTTTAATGAGTCACTTGTAAAAGTCAGCTTTCCTTCAGCATCTCTAGAGAGGACATGCAAGTGAGAAGAAAAAGGGTTTGATGGATTATCTCTAATTCCTGCTCTAAAAACTCTACCGAATCTATTTGGCATCGAGTATACTCTAGCCATTAAGTCTTCTCTTGTTACAATTCTGCCCTGAGCATTTTGAGAAGAGAGCGCGATTTGTCTGAGTTCTTGTAGTGTGAGCTGGTCTTCACCCCCAGCTGCCGGTGTTTTATTGATGCAAGTAACTGATGCTCTAATCTTTGACACCTGAACTGATGAAATGCTTTCTTGGAATTTTGTTATTAGAGCTCTAATAGAGACTATTTGGCTTGCAGCGACATTGTGTTTTACTCCTCCGCCGGCTCTATACTTTATTGTCAATGTAGTGTTTCTTGGGCTTATCCCCAACGTTGTTGTAGACAGAAAGCTGTTTGGGTCTATTGAAACAAAATTTAAAGTTTTTCTATCACCATACATTTTAATTGCATGCTCACTTGGATCTGGGATAACGTCTTCATCAAAAAGATTTTCGTCTCCTGAACCGAATCTAAGCGTAGTCTTTACTGATTTTCTATTTGTTGATGTTTCGAAGCGTTTCGGCGCAGGAATCATCTTTAGTCTTTGGGGGACTGATAGATAGTCTTGCAAGTCATTTTTCTGCTGTATGTAAACAGTATCTTGTGTTAAATTTTCAACTTCATAATACTCGTCACCGTCTGAATCTGAAACTCTAATTATTTCATTTACATCTTTACTTTTCAACGTTATTGTTCTAAAAGGCTCAAATGAATCTGAGATTGCGAATGTTTCAATAATCTCCTTAGCACTTGTAAAAATACCCATCATTGTCAAAAAATAATCTTTAGGTATACCTTGTGCGTCTGCTGATCCAATTTCTACTAATGCTACTAGCTCTCCAGCTTCGTCCTTTTCCGAAAAATCTACATCTTCGAGCAATTGAAACTCTATACCAGAAGATGATGCTACGACAGAACCCCTTCTAATGATAGGCATCAAGTTAGGATCTGGTACTACAGCACCTGCTGCATTAGTTAATGCATCAACTCGCACCTTTAGGTTTACATCAACAAGGGCTGGGCTTGAGCCTGTTATTTGTACTCCGGAGTCTCGAACCAGTCTTTCAATATTCTTATCTTCAACTGCAGTTTCTAGACTCAACTCATTGAACTGATGATCCTGATAGAAGGACATTATATCACCGACATACGCTGCGAGGTCTACAAACATACCGGCCATTGAAGCTTCTGAAAAATCTAGAACTGTTTCACCGTAGTGAACCCTAGCGTATCTTATAAGCTCGTTTCTGAAAGAATCAAAGTCTCTGTTCAGATAAGAAACATCCTTGTTGTTTATTTTATTTTTTCTAATATTTTTAGCCATTTTTATCAACCACCATTATACAGTATTACTTCTATTCTATTATCGAGAGACCTCAGTCGCGGAATTGAAAATGTTATATCAACAACTATCTTAGCCAAACTTGTCAAGTCTGTATAATCTTTTTCCTCTGCATTGAAAGTTACCTTACCTATTGAAACAAGAGGTAGATATTTTTTAACTTGCTGCTGGAGAGATTCTAATGCGAATTTTTCATAGTCACCTTCGTTTTGACTATTTCTATCAAAAAGCATTGATTTGAAATTGCAACCAATATCGTACCTTCCTAGCCTTTCACCATTATTTGTCTGAACAAGATTTTTTAAGTTGTCTGCTATTTGCTTGATCGGATCAACATGCATTTTAAACAGTTCGCTTTTATCGTTTCCATATTCTAGTGGCGTTGCGATGCCAATTGGACGAATTCTTCCCTCAAGATCTTTTACTTTAAATTTTTCATCTGTTGTTTTAATTCCAGAACTTTTAAAATCAAACATTACAAATCCTAACTAGATGTACTTTAAACTTCAATAGATACATATTACGCTTTAAATATTTCACTTAGCTAGAGACCCAACAAATTTTGAATTCCTTTTGCAATAAGCCCTGTGCCAATCAGTATGCCAACAATTGTCAAGAGAACCATGCCAATTGTGTATACAATAATTGTGCTAAGCAACGCAACAAAACCAGCTGATTCAGCTAGCTTCTCAAAAGCATTCATAATAGGATCTATGATAAGATCGACAATCAAGCTTATCAAATACTCAACAAGGGCTTGAATTCCGTTCATCAACGCTTCAATAAATGCATTGAATGCA